AGCCGTGTTCGCTTGCAATATCTTGCCGACATATCCATCCGTCGGCGGTTCAGCACCGGACGCACAGACAGTCTCGCTATCCTTTCAAGTAGTGGGAACACCTACAGAAACATTCAGCTAAGAGATAGGAAATCGGGAGCATGAAAACAGGAATCACAATTACATACTTTTCTGGGGACTCGGAGTCGTTCACCGCATCGACACCGGAATTCGTAAAGTGGGAAAGAAAGACAGGCTTAAAGGTTACGCAGCTCGGCGAAAATGTCGGACTAGATGATCTTCTCTTCTTGGCGTATAACGCAAAGAAAAGAGAGCTTGCTGGACAGCCCATAAAGCCTTACGAAGTCTGGTGCGACACGGTGGACGATATCCGATCCGAGGAAGTGGACATCCCAAAAGTTACGCCGCCGGAAGCCTAAATCGAGTCTTGGTAGAACTAGCCATCGCGACAGGGATACCAATGAAAGAGTGGGAAACGGCGGAGCAGATCTACACCGCAATCGAGATATTGGAGAAAAGGAATGGCAAGTAAGCAAGGAACCTTTGCCATCCAAGTTGAACCCGTAGCCCTTCGTAACCTAATCCAGACTTTGAATCTTTTGGACAAAGAGACTCAGAACGAAGTCAGAGATGCGGCGTATCCACTGTCTCAGAGACTAGCCGGACAACTTTTGATGTTTAGCCAATCGGCTCCATCTCCACAGACTAAACTTGTCGCCCAATCTATTACGGCCAAAAGAGATCGCCTTATTCGAGTCGATGTCGGTGGACCCAAGAAGGTCGGTCGCAAGTACGGTGGCGAGCAATCAAAGTCAGGCAAAGGGTCAAAGGTGCGTCAACAATCCGCGCCGGCCGGTGCTCTTCTATGGGGAACAGAATACGGATCCGGTAAAGGTACGGACTCACTGGGTCGAGCATATTCCAACCGATTCAAGGCAGCTCGAAATAAACGAGGATATTGGATCAATCCGGCTGTTGACTACTACACGCCAATCGTTGCAAAAGAATACATTGATATTATTCAGGGAATCATCCGAAAGGTAGGGCTCGACTAATGGCCGGTATTCCAAAGGTCAAGATCACCTTCGATGCTGATTTTGATGAGTTAAAGCGTGGAGTCAAAGGAGCGGAAGCCGAAGTCCAAGGCTTTGGAGATAAAGTCGGAAAATTCGGAAAGATGGCTGGGGCGGCCTTTGCCGTAGCTGGCGCAGCTGCTCTTGCGTACGGAGCGGTACTTCTCAAGCAGGGCGTTGAATCGGCCATGGCTGATGAAGCCGCACAGGCAAAGCTCGCCACTACATTACAAAATGTTACGGGAGCGACAGACGCTCAAATCTCTGCAATCGAAGCGCAGATACTTCAGACTTCACTGCTCACAGGGCTTACAGACGATCAACTTCGTCCGTCGTTAGATCGTCTTATTCGTGCCACGAAAGATTCTGACGCAGCTCTTAAACTCCAATCTGTTGCAATAGATGTCGCCGCCGGAAGTGGAAAATCACTTGAGGCCGTGACAAATGCGATGGCAAAGGCCGCCGAAGGAAATACGGCTGCTCTTGGAAAATTAGGAGTGGGGCTATCGTCGGCAGAACTCAAGACTATGTCGATGGATCAGATCACGAAGTCACTTGCTAACACCTTCGGCGGACAGGCTTCGGTTCAAGCTGACACCTTTGCCGGAAAAATGGCCAGACTCAGAGTGGCATTCGATGAAGGCAAGGAGACAATCGGATCCTTCGTATTGGATGCAATTACTCCAATGATTGACACCGTCGTAAATGTGGTGATTCCTGCAGTCTCAGGATTTATCGATTCCGTCGGTGGCAAAGAAGGATTGACAAATGCTTTCAAGACTTACATCGATCTAATTAAGAATATCTTTCAGCCAGTACTTGAAGGCTTTAAATTTGCATTTGATCAGATCAAGAAAGCCGTCATTGGGAATAAGGATGAGTTCGAGGCTTTATTTAAATTCTTGAAGGACTTTGTAGCACCCTTGCTTGGCGGAGTGTTAAAGCTTGCCATTCAGGGAATCGGCATCGCACTCGGAGTCGTCATCAATGTCGTTGGTACTCTCATCGGCGGATTTGAAAGGCTTTTCAGTATTGTAAAAAGCGTAGTTGGAGCAATTCAATCTTTGATTGATTTAGCCGCAAATAACCCTGTTGTGTCCGGAATTAGCGAAGCAATCTCATCAGCCTTTGGCGGATTTCGAGCTGCGGGTGGATCCGTATCCGCAGGCACTCCCTATGTCGTAGGCGAGCGCGGAGCTGAACTCTTTGTCCCTAGTTCGAATGGCACAATCGTGCCAAATGGCGGCATGGGATCAACAATCAATGTCACGGTTAACGGTGCAATCGACGCTGAAGGCACAGCTCGCACAATCGTCGATGTGCTCAACCGCTCAAATGCCCGTGGCACTCTTGGCGCGAATAGGTTCGCCTTCGTATGACCCTGTGGACACCGACTTGGAGCGTCGACATAGATGGAGTCGAATATAAGGATGTGGCCTTAGCCAATCTCAATCTTGGATCGGGACGCACGGATATCTATTCGCAAGCCATAGCCGGATATTGCAATCTGACTCTTATTAACACAGACGACTCACCAATCACAGCAAACATCAATTCAGCCGTCACAGTCTATGTAAACAATTCGGCAGGGACTCCGGTGGCTATCTTTGGCGGATCCATCACGGATCTCATTGTGGGCGTCCAATCTGGTGGGTCGATAGGAGTGACCCAAACAATCTCCATCGTGGCTCTAGGAGCCCTTTCAAGGCTTCCAAAGGTGCTCACCGAAGGAATCTTAACCAAAGACTTGGACGGCGTACAGATTGAAGAAGTGCTGTCTCAGGCTCTCTTTGCTCGATGGAATGGAGTACCGGCTGCCACGACATGGAATGACTTAGATCCGACGACTACATGGGCGCAAGCCTTTAACACCGGATTAGGGGAAATAGACGCCGGCAATTATGAACTCGCAGCTCGCACGGCTGCCGTAACCGATATCTATACCCTTGTCTCAGAGTTGGCTACTTCCGGACTCGGATATCTCTACGAGAATTCCGCCGGCCAAATCTCTTATGCAGACAGTACCCATCGCACCCAATACCTTTCGGCAAATGGTTATGTGAACCTTTCTGCAAATGACGCATTTGCCAGCGGGCTTCAGACAGCCGTTAGATCCGGAGATGTTCGTAATTACATTACTCTGGGCTATCGCAACGATGCACAGGTCACGGACTCGGATGAGACTTCCATCGCCTTATACGGGACTCTCGCCCAAGACATTCAGACGAGCTTGCACAATGAGGCGGATGCAATATCTCAGGCGGCTTTCTATTTAGAGCTTCGAGCCAATCCTCAGGCCAACTTCAACCAAATCTCCTTCCCACTCGGATCACCGGAAATCGACGATTCGGATCGTAATAACCTTTTATCCGTCTTTATGGGAATGCCCGTCAACATCTCGGATCTTCCTTTAAACATGGGATTAAACTTTCAGGGATTTGTAGAAGGCTGGCAATTTCAGGCTGGCATCAAGTCGCTCACACTCTCGCTTTATGTCACTCCGGTGGCATATTCACTTCAGGCATTTACATGGGCAGATGTGCCTGTCGTGGAGACTTGGAACACCATCGAACCTACACTTGAGTGGTTAAATGCCACCGTCGTCGCATAAGGAGAAGAAATGGCAACAACAACACCGAATTACGGATGGGTCGTACCAACATCGACCGACCTAGTCAAAAACGGAGCAACCGCAATTGAGACGCTTGGCGATTCAATTGACGCTTCATTCGTTGGACTTAAAGGTGGCACAACCGGACAAGTGCTCTCAAAGACTTCCGGCACAGATCTTGCATTTACATGGATAGAGCAGGATGACACAACTTTGTCATTCAACGCGCAGACTGGCACGACATACACACTTGTCATCGCAGATCTTGGAAAGATGGTAACTCTTTCAAATGCTTCCGGCATTACTTTAACAGTACCGCCATCCGTATTTGCAAGTGGAAATCAAATCAATATTCAGCAAATTGGAGCCGGACAAGTTACTTTGGCTCAAGGTGCTGGCGTGACAATTACATCGACCGGAGCAACCGCATCAGCACCAAAGCTTCGAGCACAGTATTCAGCCGCGACAATTCTTTGCACAGGAAGCAACACTTTCACAGTCTTAGGTGATCTTGCATAATGACTCCAAATCCAATTCTAGGAATTCTTACTTCGGGGATTACAGGAAATCTTGCCATTCCAGCGGATGTCCTTGTAATTGCCGGTGGTGGCGGCGGAGCCCGTCGTCATGGCGGCGGAGCCGGAGCAGGTGGAATTTCATATCAATCAAATCGCCTTTTATCAAAATCGACCGGTGTAACTCTTACAGTTGGCGCTGGCGGAGCTGGTGCAACAAGTAGCGGAGCTGGTGCAACAGGAAGCAATTCTGTATTTAACACAATCACTTCAAACGGTGGTGGTTGCGGAATTCAAGGACAAGCAAAATCAGTTGCAAATGGTGGTTCAGGTGGTGGATCAGCGGATTATGGAACATCCGAAACAGTTGGCGGAGCTGCAACTCAAGGCAACACAGGCGGCGCGACCGGTTACGGAAATAACGGCGGAGCTGGAAAAGATAACGGCTCGAATTCACTTTGTACCGGCGGTGGCGGCGGAGCCGGAGCAGTAGGACAAAATGCTCCTACTACGACGCAACCCGGAGCTGGCGGAGCTGGTCTTAATACTTGGTCATCTTGGGCGACGGCAACATCGAGTGGCGTTGGCGGATTTTATGCTGGAGGCGGTGGAGGATCTTCATTTACTCAATCGACATTTGGAACAGGTGGTTCGGGTGGCGGCGGAGCTGGAAATAGCACAGGCGCAGCAACATCGGGAACAACAAACACAGGTTCGGGTGGCGGCGGTCAAGGCGACGACAATTCTAACGCTGGATCAGGTGGATCTGGAATTGTCATTATTCGATATGCAGATTCATATCCTAACTTGGCTTCAATCGGCGGCGGATTGACTTACACGACTTACAACACCGGCGGTTACAAGTATTACAAGTTCACAGCCGGAACTGGGACGGTGACTCCATAATGGCTCATTACGCATTTTTAGACGAAAACAATATCGTGACCGAAGTAATTGTCGGCAAGGATGAAACAGAATTAATCGACGGGAAAACTCCGGAAGAATGGTACGGAGAATTTCGCGATCAAACTTGTGTTCGTACTTCATACAATTCAACGATTCGATTTAATTATGCAGGAATCGGATATTCTTATGATCCAATCGATGACGCATTCATCGCACCGGCTCCATGTGACCATCCGGAATTGATTCTCAATGAACTGAAACGATGGGAATGTACGAATGGGGAACACGATGTCTTATCCTAACGGCACAGCTGCGCTCGCAATCGAAATTGCAAAAGCCGAAATCGGCACAATCGAAGAAGGCGACAACCTAACAAAATACGGCGAATTCACAAAAGCCAATGGTCTGCCGTGGTGCGGTTCATTCTGCAATTGGGTATTGGCACAAGCTGGCGTCAAGGTTCACTCGGTTGTCTCCACAGCTGTGGGAGCTCATAAGTTCAAAGAGACTTCTCGATGGAGTGAGACGCCGGCAATCGGCGATCTTGCATTCATGGACTTTCCACATGACGGAGTCGATCGGATTTCTCATGTGGGAATCGTCGTTGGAATCGATGGCAAGTCGGTAGTTACCATCGAAGGCAATACATCCGGCAATGGCGATCAGCGCAACGGTGGCATGGTGATGGCAAAGACACGCACTATTGGCAAAGAAGTGGTCGGCTTTGGTCGTCCCAAATATGTGCCATATAAGGGTGAATTTCCAACCGTTGAAGCTGTTGCTCCGAAGAAATCTATTCTCAAGAAGAAGGAGAAAAAATGACAAACATCAAAGCACTCGCAGCTTCATGGGCGCGTTCATTTCTAGCAGCTGGAATCGCTGTGTACATGGCAGGGATTACGGATCCAAAGGCAATAGCCGGAGCAGGGCTTGCAGCCGTGCTACCCGTCGTCTTGCGCTACTTGAATCCAAACGATTCAGCTTTCGGGTTAAAGGGGAAGTGACTCGGGGACTACTCCGGATAGCTCTAGCTT